CATGGCGAACCACGAAACGGATCCCGCATAGGAGCCCTCGCAATCGTGCACGACGATCAGGCGAACGCGTTGGCCGCCGCGGCTGCTGAAGTTCGGCGATGCGCGCCACGCCAGCGGAACGGGAGATGTCATTTCAAGCCTCTCAGTCAGGATCCATCGGCGACGGCTTGTGGCGCGAAACCGCCAGCCACACCGCATAGGCGAGCGCCGCCACAATCGCGGCGAGCAGGAGGTCGACGAACCTCATCGCGGAGCAACCAAACACGCGCATGCCGACAGCCAACAGCCATGCGGCGGCGATCACGGCCGCGGTAAAAGCGCGCCAGGTCATCGGGTCGTTCCTCAGAAAAACCGCTTAAGTCGCCGCCGGCTTCGCCCGCGAGTCCGTTCCCGCCGCGCCCTGCGGCTGCTCGCAATCGCAGGTCGTCGTCCAGCCGCGATGACGGTCGAGCACATGGCGAGCCGTCTTGATGCGATAGTCGCCATCGATGCCGGGGCGCGCGCCGGAGATCGTCAGGTTCGCCTGGCTCAAGGCGGCGGGGTCGCCGTCGATCTCGACCGAGCAGCCGGCGGCGAGCCGGCGCGCGCTGTTCAGGTTGCTGGTCGTGCGCGCATGCGCGCGTCCCTTGTCGGCATGTTTGAAGGTCTCGCGGTGATCGGCGACCGCGCCGGCCGATCCGACCGCCTGGCTGTCCTCGCCCCACTGCGCCTTCGTGTGGTCGTAATAGAGCGCCTTGACGTTGTTCCACACGCCCGACGACAGGGTCGGCGAGACGTCCCACGAGATCAGATTTTGACCCGCGATCGCCGTCACGCCGCCAAGCGCCGCGCCGGCGGCGGAATCGCCGGAATTGCGGGGAATGAACGTCGCCTTCGGATAGGCGACCTTGAACGTCGCGCCGATCTCCTCGGCTATCCGCCGCCCCCAACTCAGAAACGACTCGTTGGCGAGCAACCAGTAATCGCGCTGGACAGACGCGAGCGAGGAATCGACGCTGACCTGATAGCCGCCGATACCCCCGAAGGTCTGCGCAGCCGAACCAAACGTCGCATTGTCCAGATGCTTCGACGTCTTGTGCTTGCCCTTGGTCTTCATGTCGGCCGAGCGGCCCATGATCGCCAGCGTGCGCCCCGCGCCGCGCGCGCCGCGCGAGCGCACCTCGTCGACCGTGCCGGTAAACTGCAACGAGCCCGCCGATGCGCCCGGCGGTGGGATGTCCCACCACAGCTGCGCCTGGATCGGATCGCCCGTCGAGGGCAGGAAGATCGCGCCGCCCGTGTCGTCGAGCTCGATTTCCAGCGTGTCGGCGACGCCGCCGTCGGCGTCGGTGAAAATGAGCGACATCAGCCGCGGCGCGAACGCGCTGGTCACGACGTTGCCGCCGACGGTGATCTGATAGGCCGCGCGCATCAGAGTTCAGGCCACAAACCGGAGATGAGGAGGAAATTCTTGCGCAAGTCTCGCCAAACCTTTTGGGGTAACGCGGACCTGCGTGGTGATCTTCTCCGAGCCGTCCGACCGATGCACGGTCGTCGTCTTGTGCTCCATCAGCCCGGTGGTCAGTTTCGACTGGTAGGCCACGTCATGGTCCGTCGCCGGGCGGCGATAGATCCAGGAATGGCTGCGCAGGAACTTGAACAGGTCCGACGGGCGAACTTGAAGCGTCTTGGCGGCGTCCGTGATGCAGAGCGAGCCCTCGGCTTCCGCCAGCCGGGCAAAGGCGTCGACCTTGGGTTGCATGTCGGCGTTGGCCTTCTCGAGGGCCAACACCTTTTCCGAATAGGTCAGCAGTAACCCACGCATGGCGGCGGGGTCGTTGAGGACCCGGATCGGATCGACGGCCGGCCGATTGCGGAGCTCTGCCTCCATGTGTTCGAAAGCGTCGATATAGCGCAACTTCCACTTCAGGGCCTTCTCGCCGGTGAAACCCATGGCGAGAACCGTGAAGCCTCGGCGGTCCATTTCGTAGTGAGAGGTGGTCTCTCCGGTTAAGTCATTGATTTTGAACGGCGCAAAATTGCGCTGGCCTAAATCCGGCTCTCTGGCGATCAATTCACGGATCGCCCGCATTACATCCTTGTTGTTCTTGCCGAAGAATTCAGCGACATCGCGGCTGTCCGCAAGCACCTCGCCGTTCTTGATCGCGACGACTGGCAGCCGCGCGGCATCGACAGTGACCTCATCATTCATGACATAGTCTCCATTGGCGCCCGGCCTTGGTCGGCCCGAAGCGCACGGGTCCGCTGTTCGCGGAACCGGGGCCAATGAAGCCTCGAATTTCCGCGCCTTATCCGCCCGACCAAGAGCGGCATTCGTGAAAACAGATCAGATTGCGGCTTGCCGTGGCGCTCCGAGCGTCGTCGGCAGGTTTGCCTTCATGCGCCGCGCCTCGCGGCCTCGCGCAGGGCGAGCGCCAATGTCGACACGCAACCGAGTCGCGTATTCTTTGGCCAGTTTGGCCTTGTGGGCGGGAGCGCCGGCGGCGAACGCCGTCACGTCCCAAAACAGCCGAATGAGCGCGATCAAATGCCGGTCATCGTCGAGATGACCGCGCGCGCTCGCTATGCTATCGCGAGCGACAGCCATGGCGACCCCCTTCCGGGTTGCGGTGGTTAGGGTCGGATCAAGAGTTGCACCTCTTGACCGGCCCGTTACTTTTTGACATTATAAACTCATGGCGAAGTTGTCAACACTAAAAAGTGCTAAAAAGATGGGACGGCCTCCGGTTGACTCCGAGGCCCTTACTGTCCGCGTTCAGCGGCCAACGATCGCCCGACTGGACGCATGGATCGACAGCCAACCTAGCCCTAAGCCCTCCCGCCCCGAAGCCATCCGCCGCCTGTTAAGTTCCGCCCTCGACGCGGCGCAGAAGGCTTGAACGGCTTCTCCCGCGCGCATCAGAACAGCGAGACCACGGCCGGCGGCGGCGTCACGCCCGGCGGCGGCGGCACGGCGACCAGCACCTGCGTCCCCGCCGGCGGAAACAGCCCGAGATCGGCAAGGCCGGGATTGCGGCCGAGCGTATCCTCGACAAGGCCAGGAACCTCGCGCCCGATCGCGACATAAAGCAGCAGGTCGAGCGGCATGTCCCGGTTCGGAAACTTCAGCGTCGCGATCGTCGCCATCAGAACAGCCCCTCGAGCAGGGAAATCATCGCCGCCGCGCCGGGCCCATCCGGCGAGGCGACCATCGCCATGTCGAATTCGATCACCCGCCCCTGCCCCTGCGGGTCGAGGTAGCTGTGCGTCTCGTGGATATGCTCGATGCACTGCCAGCCGAGCACCTGGCCGTCGCCGCGGATCAGCATCTGCGGCGCGCCCGCCTCGGCCATGGCGGCGAGCGCCTCGAGGCCGCCCACGCCCCACATCTGCGGAAACAGTTTTCCGCGCAGGGCGACGGTTGCGTCGGCCGCGCCCATCGCCTCGCGTGGCTTGGCCGCGCCGACGATCGGCTTGGCCGCCCAATCGAAGCCGCGCGTCCGCTGCGCCTGGTCAAGGTTGGTCGGCGCAACCTCGAAGGTCACGCCGCCGAGCATGTACAGCATGTTATTGCCCCGGCATGCCTTGCGACGTGAACCCGCCGCGCTGCGCCCCGCCATATGAGGACGACATCGCCGACGCGCCGCCGCCGAGGCCCGACAATTTGGAGAGCAGCGACTGCACTTTCGCAATCGCCGCATCGATCGCCGACGTATCGACCTGCACCGTCACAGGCCGCGTCAGGCCGCCGATCGCGGCCAGCGCCTCGGCCGCTTTGCTGGTCACGTCATCAAGCGCGCCCGCGTCGACGGAGGGTTTGAGATGCGAAGCGTCGGGCGCGGGATGACCGTCGGCGAAATCATATCCGGGCTGGGCCCAGAGCGGCGCGGGCGGCTCGGTCAGCGGACGGCTCATAGCGTTGCCGCGCATGCGCTCAGGGTCGAACGTGTAGACCGAGCCAACGGTCGAGCTCGTGGCCTCGCGCTGATGGGCGTAGGCTTGGTTGAGCACGACATCGTCGAGTTTTGGCGACCTCACCGGCTCGACACTCCACGCCTTCAGCCGCTTCTCGACCTCCGCGATTTTGGCATTTATTTCGTAGACAGTGCCCTCTTTGCCGTTGCGAATATTCTCCTGCCTTCGGCGGTATTCCACCTCATCGGCGTCAGCCTTGCGGTCCTCAGCATCCGCCGGCCGGCGTGCGGCCGGCCCCGGCGGCGAGACGTAATCCTTGACCGCCTTGGCGGCCGATGCGAGCGCAGCGCCCACGGCGTCGTGGATCGACGCCGCCAGTTGCGGCGCGAACAATTCGAGCGCCGCATCAGCCACGGAAGCCGCCACGCCCACGGCCGTCAGGCGCGAAACCAGCATCAACAAACGACCGCCGAGACCTATCGCCGCGCCCTCGGCGAGCGCCGCGCCGCCGCCCGCCAGCGCGCCAACTGCCCCGCCCTCGGCGATGCGCCCTGCTGATAGAGTCAGAGCCTCCGCAGCGCCTGTCAGCGCGACCGCAGAGCTCTTAAGGCCAAAGCCGCCCATCAGCGCCTCGACGCCCTTCAAGCCCGCAAAGGCTGCGCCCAGCGCGGCAATTTCCGCCACGCTGCGGATCACCGGGCCCGGCAGTTCCGCGAAGGCCTGAGTCACCTTGCCCGCCGTGTCGGCCAGCATGGTCAGCGCGCCGCCGTCTCCTCCGCCGTCGATCGAGCGGCCGAACGCGGTCTCCAAATTCTTGAGCGAGCCCTCGAGGCGGGACATCGCGCCATCGAATCCGGACATGCGCTCATTGGCGACATTGCTTGCGCGATCGGGGGAATCGTTCTGGATCTCGTCGATCAACCGCTTGAACGTCTCGGGGTCGCCGAGCGCGGACGAAATGCGACCGCCCTGTTTCGCTCCGAAAATCGCATTGGCGAGCGCCAGGTTGCCCGGCAGCTTCTTCATCAAGTCGACGATCAGGGCATTGACGTCGACGCCCTGCATCGAGGCCTTGAGATAAGCCATGGCCGCGCCGGCGATCGACTTTTTGGATTTGGCGTCCGAGCCGCCGAGCACGTCGCCAAGCGTCGCCATCACCGCCGGCATGAACTTCGCCGGGTCGGAGATCAGCGCTTTGTCAGTGAAGACTTTCCCGAGCGCCTTTTGCGCGGACGCGTCCAGCTTGACGCCGTAACGCTCGGCGACGTCGCCGACGAAGGGCGCGAGCTCGAGATGGTCAGGAGCCTTCTGATAGTCGGCGTAATTGAGCCCCGCGGCGCGCAGCGCCGTCTTCGCGCCGCGCGTCGGCGAGGTCGCGGCCGCCATCAACGCGCGGAACGCGACGCCGGCCTCGTCGCCGCCCATATTGGACTTTTTCGAGATCGCGCCGAAGCCGAGCAGCGTCGCCTCGGAAACCCCGGCGAGCCGCGCCGGCGTCGCGCCATACTTGTAAAGCTGGGTCAAATCCTCCGGCGTCATGCCGGAGAGCTTGGCCGCCGTCACCTGCACGTCGGCCGTCTGTTTGGCCGAAGCCATCGCGTGATCGAGCGTGTCCATCGGCTTCTTGAAGCCGAAGATCGCGCCTTCCATCTGGCGGACCGCATCGGGCAGGTCGAGCGAGAGCGCTTGGCCGAGGTCGGTCGCACTCTTCATCAACCCCATCACCTGGTCGCGCTGCAGGCCGCGCGCCGCCAGTTCGCGCTGCGACTCCAGCACCTGGATGTCGTTGTATTTCGTCGTGCCGCCGAGGCGGATCGCCTGCTCGACCAGCGGGGCCTGCTCGGCGTCGGTGAGCTTCATCACCGCCTTGCCGAAGCGCCGCTCCTTGTCGAATTCGCGGTAGAGCTCGATCGAATCCTTGGCGTAATGCGCCGTGCTATGCGCCACATAAGCGCCGAGGATGCCCGCCGCCAGGCTGGGGCCGCCGCGCTCGACGAGGCCGCCGGCGCGCGCCATAGTTCGAGCCTGCATCGGCGGGGGAGTCGCCACCGCTTTCTTCATCGCCTCGCTATAGGCGCGCTGCTCCCGCTCGACCTCGCGAAGCGCGCCGATCGTCTGCGACTTCCAAGTCTTGAACGCCGCCGTCTGTTCTTTGGTCCATTTCGTGGAATCGGCGGCGAGCCCGTTCGCCGCCGCGAATTTCTTGAAGGCGTCGCTGACCGCGTTGATGTCGCCGACGGTGAGTTTGAGCTTCGAGAGATCCTTTACCAGGCGATCGGGAGCGCCCGATCCCGCCAGCGCCTTCTCGAGGCCCTTCGTGCGCCGCTCGACGTCGGCCAGCGCCTGCGCGACGGTGCGCGCAGGCTTGGAGACGTTGTCGATCAACGCAATCGTCAGAGCTTCCGTCAGGCTCGCCATCAGTCCCACCCCTCGATGCGCCGGCACTCCGCGCATTCGGCCACGAAATCATCCCAGAACATCGCCATCACCTCGGCGAGGCCCCAGCCCGCGACGCGGCCGACTATGATCCGGTAGTTTCGCCACTCTCGCGGGGCGAATCGCTGGGGTCGGCCAGGAACCTTCGGGGCAAAAAATCGAGCGCCGCCTTGTCGAGCTCGTAGCGGTCGTCGTCGTCGAGCGCTTCCATCACTTCAAAGGGAATCGCGGCCCCCTCGGCGGCGTCAAAGAAAATCGGCCAGATCACCCGCGAGGCGGGATCTTTGCCCTTCAGCGAGTCCTGGAACGCCGCGACCTCGGCCGCCCTCAGACGCTTCAGGTAAATCTCTTCATAGATCCGGCCGCCGAATTCGATCGGCCACCCGAGCTTCACCGAGCGCGAGCGCGCCTGATCGCCCACGAAACGCGCCGCAGTTTTCGGTTCATCAGTCATCAGGAAAATCTCCAAAGTCACAGCTCTCAACCGGAGCCAAGGGCGACATCAACCCAGAGGGTCTACTTTTCGTACACGCAAATGTTGACGGCTACTCATTTACCGTGTACGACTATTCCAATGATGATCGTTTGGGACGAAAACAAGCGGCTGGCGAACCTTGCCAAGCACGGCATGGACTTCGCCGATCTTGATCTCGATTTCTTCGCCAACGCCGTTTTTGTTCGCTCCCGCCAGGGTCGTCTCGTCGCTGTCGCGATGCTCAAGGGCGTCACGATCGCCGCCGTCGTCTTTCAGCCGTTGGGCGCGGAAGCCATTTCGGTCATCTCCATGCGGCCGGCCAGTCGGAAGGAAAGGAAGCTCCTATGACCCGCAAGATCAGCCCCGAACATCGCGCGCTTCGCCAGGCCATCAAGGCGCAGCCGCCGCTCACGGACGAGGACGAGGCCCGCATTCAGGCCGGCATCGCCCAGGATCCCGACAATCCCGAGCTGACCGAGGAGGAAATGGCGACGGCCAAGCCTTTCCGTGAGGTCTTCCCGGACTTGTACGCGAACATCAAACGCACGCGCGGGCGTCCGAAGCTCGACGCCCCCAGGCAGCCCGTCACCCTCCGCCTGTCGCCGGAAGCCATTGCTCGGTTCAAAGCCAGCGGCGGCGAGCGTTGGCGAGCGCGGATGAGCGAGGCGCTGGAAAGCGTCGCGCCGTCGCCTGTAGACGACGCGCCAGGCCTTTCAACGCCGGAAGGGATCAAGCGCTTCAAATCCGCGCCCGCCACCCGCGGCCGCCCCAAACTCACCAGGAAAATCGCCCCATGAAATCGCAAGTGACGGTCCGCACATCGGGCGCAGCGGTCGAATTTCGCATAGCGGACGCCAACGGGGCCAGCGCGGCGATTCCCCTAAGCCGACGAGAAACGTTTGGCGTTGTGGCGCTGCTGCTGAAGGCCCTGGAAGATCTGCCTCCGGACACGGAAGCTCCGCTGCACCTGCAAAAACCGGGTCTGACGATAAAGGATCCGACATGCGCGGTTGGCGTGGTCGATGGGGAGTTGTTGGCGCTGGCGATGAAAACGCCGCACATTCCCACTATCGAGTTCCATATCTCGAAAATGGCGGCGGGCCAGTTGAGCAAGGCGCTCGCCAAAGCCGCCTCGCTCCCCGCCTCGACGCCGTCTCGAAACTGAGCCGCCGCTCACGCCCCCGCGATGCGCAGGATCGACTGCACGTCGCTCTGCTGGTTCGCGCCGTTGACGCGCCAGGTCGAGTTATAGAAATCGTAGAAGTAGAGCTCTTTCTTGTTCCAGTAGAGCTGATACATCGTGATTTCCTTGATCATGTGCGTCTGCTCGGCGGCGTCGCCGCGCTTCCAGGCGCCGTGATCGACTTCCGTCAGGCGGCCGTTGACGATCGCCTTGAGCTCGATCGCTGTGCCGCTCTGTTTGTCGCGGATCGCGCCATAGACGGTGAACGGCAATTGCCCCGTGCCGCCGAGGCCGAACTGCGCGAGCGTCTGGGGGTCGACGCCCATCAGCTTGAACCCCATGCTCAGCGCATTGATGCCGAGCCCGCCGATCTCGACCGCGCCGATGCCGCCGCCGGGGTGATGCTCGAAGGTCTTTTCCTCGAGCTTCGGCAGCGTCGTCTCGGTGATCACCAGGTGCTTGGAATTGTCCGGCCCGGTGTCCGTCACGAACAGGTTGAGGGCCTCGGGCACGAAAATCGTCGCCATGGTTGCAAATCCTCAGAAGTTGGAGAGAACGAGGCTGGATTACGCCGTCAGATATTGCGGCGCGAGCGTGTTGGCCTGCGCCACGATGGTCTGCAGCTCCACCGTCAGCGCGTCCGGATCGTCGTCCGAATTGATGGTGATCTGCGTGATCGGCGCGGGCGTCTCGTCGCTGAAATTGACGACGAACTGGCCCTGCTGCAGCTGGCTCGGCGAGTTCAGGCTCGGCAGGAACTGCACCGCAAAGCCGATGCTGATCTGCTTCGAGAGCAGATAGGAGCCGAGCACCGTCATGTCGTTCAGCACCGCCTGCACATCATGCGGCGTCACATTGTCGACGCCGAGCCGCAGCCGCAGCGTCTTGACCAGCGCGAGGTTCACGTAATCGCGCATGCGCCGTTTGTTGAGGAACCACATCAGCGGGTTGGTGCTGGAATTCCAGACGCCCGCCCAGGTATAGCCCGCCGAGGCGATCGCGGTGTCGGAGCCGATCGCGCCGGGCTCGATCACGCTGACCTGATTGGTCAGCAGCTCCTGTCCCTGCGTCGCGCCATCCGTCAGGCTGAACGTATAGACGTTCTTCAGGCCGCCGATGCCCTGGATCTGCTGGCCGGAGATCGACCAGCCGGGAATGCCGGCATGCTGCGCGTCGACCGCGACCTGCGCGCCCAGCGCCTCCGCGACGCCGTCGGCATAGCCGACGCCCGAGCCCGGAATGACCCAGGCGTCGCTGAGATAGAGCCGGTCGCTGTTGAGCGTCTGGCGCCAGAGCAGCGTGTTGGTGATGTTGCCGTCGCCCGCCGATCCGACGAAGGCGACCGCCAGCAGCGAGGCGCAGACGGCCGGCAGCGCTGCACACAGCGGGTTGGCGATCGTCTGACCGCCGGCGATCGTCACCGTCAGGTCGAATTCGTCGCCGATCGCGAAATCCGTCCCGCTGGCCGCGATGGTGAACGCGACCTGCGTCGCATAGGCTGAGCCGACCGTCGCATTGGCGAGCGCCGCGCCCGCCGGCGTGGTGACCGAGAACACGCCGCCGCCGGCGGGCACCGAGGCCGCTGACGTGATGAGAAACGTATCGCCGAGCGCGAAGTCGGTCGCGCCGTCGGCGATGGTGAATTTCACCGGCCCGGAGAACGCCGCGCCCACGCTGGCGACGCCGATGATCTCGCCGGTCGGATCCTGCACGGCGAACGTGCCGCCGTTGGTCGCCGTCGCGATGCAGGTCGCCCGATAGAGGCCAGCGACCGCGCCGACGGCGGTCGAGGGCGAACCCATGGTGATGACGCCGTTGCCGGTGTTGCCGCTCTTGGCCGCCGCGGTGGCCGTGAAGGTCCCGCCGATGCACACGACCTTGTAGACGCCCGCCGCAACCCCGCTGAGATAGGCCGGCGAGCCCAGGGTGAGCGCGCCGCCGCCGACAAAGCCGCCGTGCTTGGCGCTGGCCACGCCGGTCGAGCCGCCGCTGCTGGTCGTCACGCCGGTATAGCCGGGCGAGCCGATCAGCCGCGGGATGAACGTCGTCAGCGCCCCGGCCTGCTTGAACGCATAGAGGCCCGTGCCGGCATCCTCGGAGCCGACGAGGTTGGCGATCGTCTGGGACATCGAGCCGCCGCGCTGCACGAGCACCGCGACGACCGTCGCCGCCGATTGCCAGGCGGCGAGCTGGTTGTTGATCGAGGCGAGCGCGTTCGAGAAATCGCCGGTGCCAACCTTGGCGAGCACGGTCGGGTCGCTCGAGTTGAAGGCGACCGGCGTATTCAGCGGGAACGTCGTCGGGTCCGCGTCGTCGGCGGGCAGCAACAGGCCGATCACCGAGAAATCGCCCGCCACCACCGGCAGCGGCCCGGAATAGAGATCGTTGATGATAAAACCATAGGCCGGGTTGGTCATGTCGGGGTCTCCTGAGTTTCGGGACGCGGGATCAGAAATTGAGCGTCGGGGTTGCGATTTCGAGATTGGCCTGCGTCGTCGATTTGATATGCAACTCGAACACCGGCGGCCCATTGACGCCGTTCGGCTCGCCGAAAATGCGGATCGCCCTGACCCAGGTGCCGGTGTTGGTCCCGTCGTCGACGACGGGCGTCACGACGACGCTGTCGACCTGAGTGATCTGCAGGGTTTGGGCGAGCAGCGTGAAGCACGATTGGGTCATGGGGCCCTCAAGTGGGAGCTTGGCCGACGAGGACCGCGGTCGCGCGCGCGGACGTCAGGACGTTGGTCGAAACGAGATAGCCGACGCCGGCCACGACTTCGGGATTTGTAAGCTGCAACTGGCCCGCGCCTGCCGCCATGGTGATGAACATGTCGGTCTGCACGTCCGTCTTGCGCGCCGTGAAAATGGCGACCTGCTCGGCGGACGTGAACAGCGCCCAGAATTGCAAGAAGGTCCAGTTGACCTGAGGCGCGACGTAGCCTGCCGGGGCCATGCCCTCGATTGTGGCGACAGCCTGCGCCTGCGGCGTGCCGGTCGGAAAACCGACCGTGATGCCGCTCAGCGTGTAGACGTCCTCGCCGTCCTGATCGACGGCGACTGCGATCGTCCGACCGTAGACGTCGACGAAGTCCATCATGTGCGATACCTCATAGAGACGATTGAGCGAGGCCCTTGGTCCCGGCAGTCGACGTGCTAGTCGTGCCGCCGGCGGAGCCGATCACCGTCGTGGCGACGCCGGTGGCGATATTGAATAGCCGCAATACGCCGCCGTTGGAGCCGTTGCCGCCGTTGCCGGACACGCCGGCGCCATGGCCCGCGCCGCCTGCCGCGCTCGCCCCGGCATTAGCCGAGACAGCGTTGGTCGCGCTCGCGCCGGTCAGGAATCGGTAGACGAGATAGAGGAAGCCGCCGCCGCCGCCCACCGAGCCGCCGCCGCCGCCGGTGTTGCCCGCCGTCGACGCGCCGCTCGCGCCGGCAGCGCCGCCGTCGGCGTTGATAGCGCTCGCCGCTGTCGAAGCTCCACGGTTGATTGTGCGCGCGAAGATGGCCAGCGCCGCGCCGCCAACGCCGGAGCCGCCGGAGCCACCGCCCGCATTGGTCCCGTCGCCGCCGCCCGCGCCGCCGTTGCAGCCCGACATGCCGCCCTGCAGCACGGCGAGCACACTCGAGCTCGAGCGGTAGAGGAAGGTCGTGAGTAAGTTGCGAAAGGCCGGAATCTGGGTCAGTGTGTTTACGGCGCTCTGCGCGCCGCCGGCGTTGGTCCCCGCGCCGCCAGCGCCACCCTGCCCGGCCTGCCCGCCAAGGCCACTAGTGCTACCTGGCGCTTGCGTGCCGCCACCAGCCGACGAAGTGGCGGTGCGGCCGCCGAGGCCGTTGCCCGCGCTAAACAGGTTCGTCGCAGAATAGCCGGTGGCGTTCGCGCCGCCCGTCGCGCCGCTCGCCGCGTTGCCGACAAGCGCCGCGGGCGCGACAGGCACGATGGCGTTGGCTGGCGCATTCGAGATGTCGAGGATGCCGGCGACAAAGACGGTGTAGCCAGCAGCGACCAGCTGGCCCGTTCCGCTCAGCGTTAGGTTGTTGTAATACATGTCGCGCGTCAGCGTGGTGACGCCCGACGAGATCGTCACATTGCCGTCCGACCCGTCGCCGAACAGCACCGCATCGAGACTGTCGACATTACCGAGGTTTTGCCGGCTCGTCGCCGCGCTGGCCAAATCGGAGAGATTGTTGGTCGTCAGCGCCACCGCGCCAAGGCCGAGGTTGGCGCGCGCCGTCGCGGCGTTCGCGACGTCCGAGAGATTATTGGCGCTGAGCAACGAGGTCAGCGAATTCATCGTCGGCCGCCAGTTCGTGGCGCCCAGGTCGTAAACCCATTTCGTCGAACGCCCCGGCCCGATCGTCACGCTGGAGACGCCGTTGACGGTCGTTCCGGAACCAGCGCTCAGCGTCAGCGTCGCGCTGGCGTCGACATTGTTGAGTTGGATCATCGTCCCGTTGGCGAGCCCGGTCGTCAACGAACCCGGGAATGTATCCGTCATCGCCGAGCCCGAATTCGAGCGGCGCGTCTCCTGATAGAGATCGGCGGCCACGAAGAGATGGCTCGCGCCGGTCAAGGTCTGAACGGGCAGCAGGGTTTCGAGCTTGCCCGTGCCGGGATCGTTGACCGAGGTTCCGAAGCTCCGGGTCGCCGACGATCCCAGGCCGGAAACATCTGATGTTGTAATCGCCAGCGCCGTCTTCAGCGAAGACGCCGTAATACCCCCGGTGAGGCCAGCAACGCTGAGCACTTCCGAGGCGACCCCGTCGAGCTTGCGCCATTCGGTCCCGTCATAGATCGCCCAGTCGCCGACGCTCCACGAAGCGAGACCGTCGAGCGTCGTCGTTCCCGATGTACCGACGACGTAAAAATAGCCCTTAGTCCCGGAGCTGCTCGCCAGCGCCGGGCTGTTGGTCGATGCGTTCCAGACGCCCTGATATTGCAGCGCGCCAACGATCGCCGCCGGCAGTTGGCCCGTCGGCACCTTGCCGCCGGAATCGAGGCCGGCGTAGCCGTTGGCGGCCCCTTTGTTGGCGGTCTGTTCGAGCCCGGTGACGACGCCCGTCATTCCATCGACCGACGTCACAGGGCCGCCGGCGATCGAGGCCGCCGAGGCCGCGGCGGCCGTCGCGCTGCCGGCAGCGGCTGTTTCAGCCGCCAGAGCCGTGCTCGCGCTGCCCGCAGCGGCAGTCGCGCTGCCAGCGGCCGCCGTCTCGGCCGCCAAAGCCGTGCTCGCACTGCCGGCTGCCGCCGTCGCCGATCCCGTCGCCGACGTCGCGTCGCTCGCGGCGGTCGCGGCAAGCGCGACCAGCGTCGGCAAGATGGCCCCGGAAGCGGAAACCACCCAATTCGCCCCGCTCAGCGACGAGCCCGCTGAGAGATAGAGGACGTTGACCGTTAGGTCGCCTGACGCCTTGTCGTAGGAGACGAACTGCACGCTCGCCCATTTCGTATCGTCGCTGGCGTCCTGAATCGTCAGGAACGGCGTCGGCTCGAACAACGGCGCGTTGATTGAAGCCAGCGTCAGCGTCGCCGCGTCGCCGACGACCAGGATCACGCTGGTCACCGAGGGCGCGGTGAGAAACCCTTCCGTCGCCGCATTGTTGAGCTGCGTCAGCAGCGGCCCCAGCACGCCATTGACCTGCGTCAGGCCGAGCTGCAGCAACTGGGTCGACGTCGTGCCGTAAAGCGACGCCATCTGCTCGGCGGCGGCGATCTCGTTGACGAAAAGCTGATACCGCCGATTGAAGAAATCGGCGTTCATCTGCTCGTCGTCGGAGACCGCAACGTCCGCATAATTAAGGGTCATGTCGGAAAGGCCCTGTCAGACCGCGTACTGGTCGAGCTCGGCGATGTAGAACGTGTTGCCGGCGACGCTGGTCGCCATGTCGATCTCGACGACATAGGACGAGATCGTCGAGCCCAAAGTGAAGGTCGCCGAGCGCAGGACCGAGCCGTCGGGCTGGGTCACATCGACGACGCTGGTGGCCGAATGCGAACCGCCGGAATTGAGCTTGATCGTGCAGGTGTGATCCGACGGATTCCAGTTTTCGAGCACGACGGAGATTTTCAGATTTTGGCTGGCGCTGCCGAGCGTCTCGGTCAGCGACAGATATTCGCAGGACGTCGCCGCCGGCGGCGACACGGTGGCGGCGCTCTTGGTGAGGCCGAGACCCGGCATCAGATCGGTTGTGCCGGTGAACACCGCCTGCAAGGGCAAGAGCGTCGGCGCGCTCGACAGATTGGGCCCGACGCCCGAGACGTTGAGCGGATACCAGACCCCGCCAAGCTGCACCTGGAAGGTCAGCGAACAGGCGGAGGGCACTTCGGCCTCGCTCAAAATATCAATCGCCGATATGCCGCCCGACAGGCTGAGCGACGCCAGCTGGATCGCGACCTGCGTCGCGGCGAACGAGGCGTAATACAGCTTCATCCGCAGGACGCGGGTCGTGTCGAGAATGAAGGTCTGCGTCGAGTCGCAATAGAAATAGTTGCCCTGCAACACGCCGAAGTCTGATGTCGACATCGCCATGTAATGCTGGCCGGCAGTGGTCGCGACGATCGCATAGCGCACGCCGCCGGAGAGGAAGGTTGGCGGGATCGGCACGACGGTTTCGACCAGAGTCGGCAGGCCCAGGCCGCTCGACAGCGAGCCGGCCTTGAGGTTGCCGGCGGGAATGCTGAACGACGAAACGACGTTGGTTAGATCCGGGCGGTTGCTGGCGTCGACCTGGCAGATCTTGACGTCGACGTCGCCGGTGTTGGCGATGCGGGTGAAAAACAGCCCGATCTGCGTCAGCCAGCCGTCCTGCGCGTTGAGAAAGGTCTGCGCGAACTGCTGGCCCGAGACGTTGACGGTCGAGGTGACGCGATTCCAATAGGGCTGCGAGTAATAATCCTCCCAGAACAGATTGCGGCGCGCGCCGTCATAGAGACCGGACACCGATTGCGGATCGCTCGGATTGACGGTCTCGATGTAATTGGCGACCGACAGAGCGCCGAAACTCTCAGCGGCGAAAGCCAGCGTCGAGGCGACCGGGTCGAAATTGCCGATATTCCACCAATCGCTCGAGCCGCCGGGCAGAAACGGGCCGCCGCAACGATGGCGGCGACGGCGGCGGGTCAACAAAGTGCAGCCGCGCGCCGACTGGTAGGACAGCGTCGAGATCTGCAACTCGTTGGCGTAACCCTGGCAGGCGACGCGCAGCTTCGACGTATAGGCCGGGATCATATAGCCCGAATTGACCGCCGCGTTCGGGTCGAGCGGATTGAGCAACGCAAGCGCCGCGGTCGAGGTCGCGCCGCCGGCCGGAAAGCGCACACCCTCGTTGATGACCGCCGTGAACGCGCCGTTGGTGACGTCGCTGCCGCCCGAGTCGAGGAAATAATTGCGGCCGTAGAAAATATAGGCCGCCGGCTGCGAGACCTTGATGGCGAGGCCCGCGACCTGCGCGGCGATGCCCGCCACCTGATTGGCGAGATTGTTGAGCATCGTCGTCAGGTTGAGCACCGCAAGGCTGGTCGCATAGCCGGCGAGCGCCGCCCGAAGTCCGGCCAGGCCGGTGGTCAGGCCGCCGACCGTGCCGTTGACCTGCACCTGCCAGGCGTCGAGCGCGGCGACCGCCGCGTCGGTTTCCGCCAGGTTCGGCATTTGCGTGTCGGTAAATTGCACGATCTGCGAAATGCCGGTCGTGGTCAGCAGCACATAGCCGATGACGACCACCGTCGAGGTCGTGGTCGGATAGGAAGGCTGCGGCGCTTCGGCGCCGGCGATGGTGTTGAGCACGACGACGCGCGAATCTTCCATCGCGACGCTCTGCGGCTGCGTCGCGCCGGTGGTCGCGTCGGTTAGAAAATCTCGCGGCTGCACATTGGTCTGCACGTCATTGCCGTTGGCGACCAGCGCCACCCATTTCTGCGTCACCACCGGCAGCTGCGAGAACAGATCGATGGTGACCGGGCTCGGCGAATTGTAGGAAGCGCCGGCGACATAGAGGTTGCCCGGCGCGATCGTCACCTGCGTCGCCGCGGCCTGGCTGAGCCCGAACCCGGCATAATACGAGCCATCAGCGACCATGTCGCCCACCAGCCCGTCGAACGTCGCGCGCGCGTAAGTCTGAATGTTGTTCAGATCGGCGCTGTCGAGCTCCTGATTGTCGCGGAAAATCACCATATTCTGCATGGCGCGGATCCTGTCTTAAGAGGGGAATTTCAGGGCTCGGCCCGCGTCCAGCCGCCGACGGAGACCGAACCGACGGTCTTCAGGTCGGAGGGCTGGATCGGCCGCAACGTCTTGGTCTTGACGAGGATCTGGTCGCGCGCGCTCATCGAGACGCGGATCGCCGCCAAAGCGTCGGAAATCTGTTGCGCGGTCTGCTGCGGCGAGCGCAGGCAGCCGTGCACATAGCGCCAGACCTCGCGCGGCCCGGCGACCCCGGCGATATCGACCTGCAGTTCCGCCGTGTAGGGCGGCATGCCGAGCCGGGTCCAGTTGAGAAACGTCGACGCCTTGCGCGATTGCGGCACGCGGGTCGGGTCGAACAGATACCAGAGCTGATAAATGTAGCGCCAGGCGACCGAGGCCGGCGTGAACGACGCATTGAGAAACGCGCCCTTGCCGGGGAATTTCTGACCTTTGAGCGCCACATGCGGCTCCGCCACATCGGTCGGGGTCACGTCGATCAGCCCGAGCCCCGGCGAGGCCGTCTGGATCGTCACCCGCGGCGCGGTGAAGCTGTAATCCGTCGTGACGGGCACGCGAATGACCGAGGAGGGGTCGAACGGCGAACCAAAGCATTTCTTGTCGAGATACGCCGCGCCTGGAAAAATCTGCCGCGAGCCGATCGCCGGCAGCGTGATCTCGTCATAGGTCGTCGCCGAGACAGAGCCGATATCCTGCGACGTGACGGTGCGTACCGTCAGATTGGTGGTCACGCCGCGGTCGACGATCTCCGCGGTGCGCGTATAGCGCTCCTCGACCTGCGTCGCCGCCGGATACATCTTGCCGACGAACGCCTGGGCGAAGCCATAGGCGACATTGGCGAAGGTCGCGTATTTGTTGGTCAGGCCGGCGACATAGGGCAGCACCCGCAGTTGCGGGAACAGGGCGAGATAGGCGGCGCGCTGCGCGTCCGTCATCGCCGGCGACAGATAGGTCTTGCCCGGCGGCCGGATCGCCGCCACGACCGTCGTATTGACCAGGCCGAGATAGGCCTTGAGGCCGCCCAGCGTGCCCTTCAGGCGCTTGCGGCGGATCTCGGTGGCGATCACCCAGCGCTTTTCGGCCTCCGACCAGTCGGGGTTCCAGATATCGACGCTATAGTGCCAGGCGAGCCAGGGCAGCAGTTGCGCGGGGATCGTGTAGGGGTCGATCGCCGATTTGACGAGACCGGGATCGAGCCCCGGAAACCGCGCCGTTCCCGTCGCTTCGGCCGCCTGCTCCCAGGGCGTGGAATTGTTGGGCAGCAAAGTCGCCGGCATCTCAGCTCACCCGATTAGGGGCGATGTTGAGGCTGATGCCCGTCACGTTGAATACGCTCGAGGCGTCGATCGCGACATCGGCCGGCGGCGAGGTCAGATTGACCGACTTGACGCCGCCCTGCTGTAGCGCCGCGATGATCGCCGAGCGCGCCAGCGTGAAGCCGAGCTTCCGGCTGGCAGTCAGGAACGTGTTGAGCGCCGTGGTCTGCGAGGCTTGCACCGTCGCCTGATCGGGGCCCGGAAACAGTTCGGAAATCGCCGTAATGGCGACGTTGACGATGCCCGGTCCAGTGACCGCGACGACATCGGTGAGCGGCTTGGAATCGTCGGTCGCGAAGAACTGCGCGAGCGTCTGCAGATCGGCCGCCGGCGGGACCGGGTTCGGGGCCGGATAGAGCACGGCGACCCGGACCGTTCCCGGCGTCGTCATGACGGCCGAGGCGTCGACCGCGGTCGGCAGGATCGTGCGCGCCCAATATTCATAGCCGCCGGTCGGCCCGGCGTTCGAAAACGCATCGGGCGCGAGATGGATGCGCTGCTGATAGGCGCCGTCGCTCTCGCCGGCATTGCGCGGCGTATCGAACGGCGCGCCGATATTGTCGAGATTGGAGCCCCACGAGGACGGCAGCAGGACGGCCCTGACCGCATCGTTGATGCGGGCGCGCAGGTTGAGCTCGCGATAGGCGTAGGCTTCGACCAGAGCCACGAACGGATCGCTCTCGAGCACGTTGACATTGTAGGCGACGCCGTTCGCGTTCATGCGCGCGACGCCATCCGCCAGGATCGCTGAACGCAGCGTCTCGAAACTCAGCGTCTCGAGCGCGTCCGGGGCCGGGATCTGCGTCAGATCGATGGCGTTGAAGCGCTCCGTCACAGCACCACCGTGACGGTCTCGGCGACCGTGAAGTCTCCGACCAGGGCGAGCGGCCTGTATTGTCCCGTAATCTGCACGCCGAACCGCCCTTGCCCGAGCTGGGACGCGGAATTATCCGCGCTTGGATATTGGATCGAGGACACCTTGAAGCGCGGCTCCCACAGCTCGACCGCGACGACGATCGCCATGTAAAAGCGGATCAGCAGCGGCGGCGTCAGCGGCTGGCCCAACAGTTTCGGGATCGCCGAACCGAAGGTGCGCCGCATGACCCGCGACGAAAGCCGCGTCGTGAAGATGACGTCGAGCGATTGGCGGACATGAGCGAAATCGCTGAGCGGCGCGCCGGTGAATCGATTTACGCCGGTGGTGGTGGGCATCGTCAGTCACACACGAATTGAGGGGCGGTGCCGATCGGGATCGCGCCGCAGCCCGTCACGCTGCCGCCCGCGCCATCGCCGCGCGCGACCAACTGGCCGCCGGACTTGAACGCCGGCGAACCTGTGACAATCGGCGTCACGCCGTGGTTCGGAATCGGACAACTGTGCAAAGAGCCCACGACGCAGACCTCGATGCCGCCGGCGACGTGCTGACTGCCCGCCGTGATCATGACCCCGCCGTGATTTGATTGATCGCCGAGGCGCACGACGGGCCAGCTCATACGAGAGCCTCAACTGTTGACGTCGACATTGCCGTTCAACTTGATGTTGGCGGCGGTGATCGTCAGATTTCCGTCGCTGATCGTGAAGCTCGCCCCGCCGACCGAAATCGTGCGCGACGAGGCCGTCGTGACATCCTTGGTCGAGCCACGCGTCACGACGTCCGACGCCGGATCGGTCGAGGGCGAGGGCTGCTGATCGTACCAGCCGTGAGGCACGATGAACCCCTGCGAGAAGTCCTGCGATCCGTCGGGGTTGATGACCGCCATCTGCTGCCCGACGCTGGGCGGCGAATGTTCCTTGCGCGCGCCCGCCACCTGCGAATAGGGCAACCACGGCGATTTGATCGGTCCGCCGTCGTCGTCGAGGCCGATCTGCACGCGCGCCAACCCCTGCGTCGCGTCGACATCCGTAACGGTCCCTTTGCGCACCATGCGCTCGATGCGCGCCGACAGGTCGGCGTGGCGCTGCTCGACATGCACCAGCCTGTCGATCGTCTGCTGGAACCGCCGGTCGATGGCGCGGACCATCTCGTCAAGCGCGTCGAGCATCAGAGATCCGGCAGCGGACTGACCGCATAAGTCTCACTCTCGATGATCGCCTGGCCGGGGCCCATATCGAGCGCCGGCGTCGAAATATCGAGCGGTCCGAGGCCGATCGCCTGGATCGCGTCGTCGCTCGCGCCGAGCAGGCCCATGTCGACCTGCCAGTCGGGCAGCGCCGACGGCGACCCCTGGATCTGCGCCGCGAACAGGCTGGCCAGCGAGGCGACCTCGGCGCTGTCGGCCTGCATCGCCGTCACGAGGTCCGCCCAGACGCCGCAGGGCGCGACGCCGATCGGCGGCTCCGCCAGCGTCTCGCAGTGCAGCTCGACGACCTGCACCGCCACCCTTTGCCCCTTGTCGAGTTCATAGAGATCACGCGCCGCGTCGATCGCGTGAATGCGCAGCCGAAACTGCCGCCAGAGTTGGGCCCAGGGCGAAATATCCATATCCGTGAGCAGCACGACCTCGATCTGCCGCCACAGCAGCGCGAAGAGGAGCGCCTGCCCGGCCTCGCTGTCGAACGACACGCCGGCGGCCACGGCTTTCGCGGGCAAAAAACATTCGAACCGCAAGCGAGCGTCGCCCGCGCCGTTGAGAATATCGCCGCCGGCGACTTCGGCGCGGCCGCGCGCGCAATAGACGCAGATCAGCGGCGCAGTGACCGTGACCGGCGTCGATGGCTCGAACTGCACATTCGCGCCTGCCCAGGTTCGCCCCTTGATGGCGCGCGCCGCCGTGAAGCCGAGCGCGAAGGCGGAAAGGCCGCTCACGACTTTTGCGCCAGCTGGAACACAATGCGCCCGAGTCCGTCGGGCTCGGCGCTGACGACCTCGTACACCGGCGACCCGGGCCGCGTCGTCGCGGTGATCTGCGTGCCTTTCTGCGGCAGCGGCCGACCATCGCCGAACTGCGACAGCGCGAATTCCGCGACCGGCTTCACCGTCTCGACCTCGCTGCGCGCCCCGCTCCGTGTTCCCGCGCCATCGACGACGACGCCCTGCACGTCGAGCACGCCGACCGCCGTGAACGCGGCATTGTCCGGATCCGCGACGCCCGAGACGAACTCGCCGGGAAGCCAAGGCGTGATCAGCAGGGACTCGCCCATGACGGCGTCGACAGCAGCGTCGGCGACGAGCGCTAGATTGAGGAAGAGGCTCACCTGACCAGCACCTTGAACGAGCGGCTCAATTGCGTCCCCTCGTTAAACGTCACGGTCAGCGCGACGATCGAATAGGCGTAGTTGAGACCGCCCGAGAGCTGCACGCTCTGCACGAACCCCACCACGCCCCCATCGACCGCCGTCACGCCCGCCGTGCCGATCGTGATGAAATCGGAATCGCCGAAGCCGCCGATCGCGGCGTCGGGGATATCGAGATCGACCGCGATCGAATGCGAGACGATGCTCGTCGCCCCCTGGGTGAGGGGCAAAAACCGCGTCCAGTCGCATGCGACTGTGATGACGTCCTGCGGCGTTTTGCGCGCCGTAGGGAAGCCGAGAATCACGCCGCGCGCGCCGCCCGGCGCTCGCGCTCGGAATCGACAAGAAAGCGAGCGACCTTATCGCGCTGCGTCGAAGCTTCCTTGGTGGAGGCGGCCTCGACTTCGGCCTTGCGCCTCTGCCATGTGGCGTCGTCCTCGCCCTCCCAGGCCTCACGGACGTGCGGCGTGCCCAGAATCGGCACGCCAGGCCCCTTGCCGGCGTCGAACAGTTCGGCGAAACCCTGCGTAACGAGCTTGCCGGCGACGTGGTCGGGAACACCGGCAACGTCGCCTTCGTTCATCACACCGTTCGACGTGCGGTCGGATCTCAGATAGCGGACAAGCTTGGTCACGAAAGATCTCCTCGGATCAGAATTGCAGACGTCGCCAGCCCTGCGCCGGCGCGGGATCAGACCGCGGGGTGTTCGGACGTGCCGCCGAGCACCATGACGCCGATGATCGGAATCGACGGGCTAGAGCCGCCGGTCAGCGTCGGCGTGACGGCGAGCCGGACGAACTGCTGCGCGCCCTCGAGATTGACGTTGGCCGACACCTGCGACGAAGCCGCAATGTTGGTGATCAGCCCATGGCCGAGGAGATCGGTGAACGCCGTCCAGGGTCCCGAACTCGCGGGCGCGTGCTCCACCTGGCAGGCGACCGACACGGCGCTCGGGCTGCCGGCCGCCGCCCCGAGATAGAGCGAGACCTGCGCGCTCTTGTAGGCGTAGCCGGGGCCGACGATCTGGGTCGCGGTTCCGTCAACCTCGGACGAGGTTGCGGAATTGCTGAAATCGTCGACGACGGTTTTGATATATTCGCCGATATTGTTGAAGAAAGGCAGCATGGCTGGAGACTCCCGCCGGGTTGAAAGATCAGCGCGCCGCTTGCCGCCGCGCGCCGGGGATGGAGGAAGCGGAAACGCCGCTCAGTTGCCGTAGGGGACGCTGGTCAGCACGGCCGCCGAGGCCGTGTGCTTGATGTTGCAGTCGTGCTCGGCGATGATGCGGATCACGGTCTCATCGCGATCAAAGGCCGAGTTGGTCAGGGTCGTGCCGTCGGACGAATAGGACGCGTCCTGCGAGGCGTCGATCATGAGGCCCGGCACGTCGGCGATGATGAATTCGTCCATGTCGACGAGATAGATTTCCGAATAGTTGGACGAGCCGCCGAGGTTGTTCGGGATCGACTGCGTCCAGTAATAGGGGATACCGCGGAACCTCCCGCGATCCATTTCGTCGCGGAACAGGAAGCCGCCGACGCTATCGCGCGCGTCGTACAGCCAATTTTTCGTCTTGGCGCTCCAGAACCACGCCGGATTTTTCATCGGGATATAGGCGTTTTCGAGCGCGGTCACCATGCCCTGCAGGTCGGCGATCGCGGTCGTCACCGAATAGGACGAGGTGGTCGCAGTCAGGATATTCGCGGAGGCGGCGAGATAGCGAATGCCCTTCGGGCTGTAGACCGAGCCGGCGCTGCGCAGAAAATTCTGATCTTCGAGCACCGCGAGCTGCTGCACGAGGTCGTCGCGCACGATCATGTCCGCGCTCGACTGCGCGAAGCGGATCAGGTCATTGGAGATCGGGACGATCGCCTTCGCCTTCTTGGCCGAGAAGTTGATCTCGCCGAATGTCTCTTGCGTATAGGCGGTGCTCTGCCCCTCGCCGACATAGCCGACCGTCGCGCCGGAATTCTGCCGTCCGATGGTCAGATTGCCGCGCGGGATCGAAATCTGCCGCGAAGCCGGCGTGGCTCGCCGCACCACGGTGCGCGGGCGCAACAGGTCGATAAGTTCCGACGACAATTCGATCGGGATCATATAGCCGCCGCTCGCCCCGACCGACGCCTGCAACGCGCGGGTCGAGACCGCGTCAGCGCCGAAGCGCCGGGCGCAGATATCTACAGGGCTGGCGCCAAGCCGCCGGGCCGCCGCGATAGCGAGCACCATCTGCGCGGCGCGCTGCCCGGGCTCAGGCGTCTTCAGCGCGGAGGCCGGAAGAATCCACGGCGATCCACGCTCGTCGCGGCTGACGTTGACCGAATTGGCCGGGCCGCCAGCGGCGGTCTCGGCTTTCGCCTTCGCGTCGATCGCGGCCGCGCGCACGGCGTCCAGCGACGCGCCGGCCGAAATATGCGTGTTCGCGAATTCGACGCCAAGGCCGAGCCGCGTGGCGATGTCCTGGATCGCTTCGCGGCGATCCATTTCGGTTTTCACGCCGGCGGCGACGGCGGCGTCGATGGCCCGCTGGTCAAGGGCGGGAGCGGCGCGGGTTTCAACAGCGGCGGCCGCCGCCTCGCTTTCAGTCGTCATGTGCTTGTCCTCTTTTGCGGGCGGCGCCCGGTTGATCGTTACGCTGCGAAAACCCGCCTGCGGATCGGCCGGGATAGGAACCGCGCTGAGCTCGTGCGGCTCCCAATCGGTCGCACGGCGCGTCGGCGGCGAGGTCGTGTTGTCGACCGCGAATTTGTGGGTGATGTAGCCAATCGAGACGTGCCGGAGCACGCCGTCCTTCATGTCCTGATAGGCCCGGTCGCCGGACTCGGAGCGGCTGAATTTCACCTTGCCGCGCAGCTCGCCGCCCTCGATGCGGGCCGAGCCGGGCACGACCGCGCCGAGCATGGCTTGCGTGCCGCCCCAATAGCGGTGCGAATCGAGCAGCGGCGCGCCGCGGTTGAGTCGATCGAGACGCACCGCGCCACGGTCCAGGGACAGCGCCTCGATGTAATCGCCCTCGTAATCCGAACGATTGACCGGCGCGCCCGTCGACATGACGACGTCGACCGTCCGCTCGTCGTCGTCGACCGTCTGCGGCGTCGGCGACGCGAAGCTCGCCAGTCGCGTGTTCAGCGTGATGTCGGACGCGCGGGGGGCTGCTTCGGCCGCGGCCTCGGTTTCTTCTGTCATCGGTTTTCCTCGCAAATGGCCGCTATTGATCGCTGGTCGCGCCAGGGGGCGGTGTTACGGTCGGCGACCCCGCCTTGGCGCTCTGCGTAGGATCGGCGTCGGACATCACGCCGGCGGCGACGAGCGCCTTGTGCCAGGCGATGTGATCGGCGAGCACGACGTCGGGGTCGAAGCCGCGCCGTCGGATCGCTTCCTGCGGAGGCATCAGGAACGCCCTGACCGCCGAAATGTCGCCATCGGTTTCCTTGACCGGATCGACGCTCTCGAATTTCGGCGTCGTGAACTCGACCCCGTAAGTCTCGCGGGGCGGCAGCTTGCCCGCGACGATGGCGCGATCGATGAACGCCCGCCACACCGGCTTCAGGCCCATCGGAATGACGACAAGCCATTGCAGCACTTCGACCAGCCGTCGAAATTCGTTGAGCCCGGCCTTGATCGACGAATAGTTGACGCGCGACAGGTCGCCCGTCATCAGTTCGTAGGTTATGCCCCAGGAGGCGGCGAGCGACTGCAGGTCGACCCGCATTGCCTCGTGATAACCGCCGGCCGTGGCCGGTTGGGTGAACTTGATATCCTTGGATCCACGCGCGATCGCGATCAGGCCGGGCTCGAACTGCTCGATTCTATTGCCCGCGTAGTCCGTGACCATGGGCGCGATGCCCTCTTGCGATTCCTCGTCCGCGCCGATCACGATCGCCGCCACGCAGGCCTCGATCCGCTTCCTGACCCGCTCCGCCTCCTGGTAGGTCTTGATGTTGCGGGCGTCGATCAAGCCCGGCGTCAACCAGGGCACGCCGCGCACCTGTCCGATGCGGAGCGGCTCGTAGAGGTGCAGGACGTCCTTGGCGTCGATCCGGTCGCTGACGTAGCTCTGCGGGATCGTATAGATCATCTCGCCGGGATGCTGGCGAAACAGCCAATAGGCGATCCGCTTGCCGTCGTCGTTGACCTCTACGCCGAGATGCGAGTGCCCATGCCCCTGAACATCGCCATTCTTGCGGTGATCGAGGTAATCGCCCTCGAGCAGTTGCAACTCGAGCGGAACGCCTGCCCCGTCATTCCGGGTGCGCAGCCGGATCAGGGTCTCGCCGCCCTCCAGCATGCTGCGAATGGCGAGCCGCTGTAGGCCGTACAAATCGAGTTGCGACCCAAAATCGCACTCGTCGACAAACCGCTTCCAGAGTTCGTTGACGCGGGCGTCGAGCCGTTTGTTGCCCGAGCGAGACATGGCCACGATGCCGGTGCCGACAGCGTTGTCGGTCAACACGCGCAGCGCCTTCGACGCGAAGCCGTTGTTTCGGACCAGGTCGCGCGACCGGTTGCGAAGATTGACGAACCCGCCATAGACCTCAGCGTCTGCCGAGGTCGAACCGGCCATCCACCCCCAGGTGTCGCGGCTGGTGCGCGCCCCGTCGTACCAGCGTTTCTCCAGATCGCGCCGGACATCGCGCGCGGCGAGCGCGCGCACCCGGGCGAGCTCAGCCACCGCCGCCGCTCGAGAGGAAAACAGGCCCGCGACCCGATCGAACAGTCCCATGATCAGCTGCGGAAAAACACGGAGCGATGGGCGAGCGGACGCTCGACGTCGGCCGTCTGCTGCTCGAGCTCCCGCATCATCCGGTCGCGCAAGGAAAGCATGACCTCGATCGAGGCGTAACGGACGCGCTTGCCGTTGTGCACGACCTCGGTGACCCCCTGCGCGATCGCATTGGTCAGCGCATCGATCTGGGTCTGGGTGAAAGTGCTCATAACCAACCTTTGCGTCTGCCGCCGAGATAGCCGGCGGGGGCCGGCGGGGCGCGCGCCGGCGCGGGCGTCGGGGCTTCGACCGGCGGCGCCGGGGCCTGAGGCGCGGCCGCCTCCGGCGCGAACAGGTCGCGCGCTCCGTCGATGATTTCGTGACGCTCGGCGAGGATCTCGGCCCAGCGCGACGGCGGGAACCTGTCGACCCCGAGCCCGTTGGGATGCGCGCCGAACGCGCCGGCGCGGGCGTAGACGGCGAGATCGAGCGCCTCGTTGCGCGGCCGGATTTTCTTCCACTCTTTGACCACCATGCCGTCGCGCTTTTCGCGCGGCACGAGCACCTCGGCGGTCATTTGTTCGAGATAGACTTCGTCCGCGATGTCTTTCGTTAGCCTCAGGCCGCCGATCAACGGCTTGTCGGTTTCGATGCATTTCAGCGCGTGGCTGAGCCAGATTTTCAGATCGAACGTGCCGACGAAATAGATCGGCACGCGGAACAGCAGCCGATTGAAGCGATTCTTGACCTCGAACCGTCGCGGCGTCGAAAGAGGCATCGCCGAACGGTCGGAGGAGCCTTTGATGCCGCGCCAGCGGGCCTTTTTGTGCACGAACGCATAGGCGCGCTGCGTAAAATGGCCGCCGGTGTCGATCAGCGCCACGTCGGCGGCGAAACCCTTTCCTCCGGCATGCGGCCAGAGCCGTTTCGCCAGAGCGTCGAGTTCGTCCCAGGGGCCGTCCTCGTGTAGATCTCCGGCGATTTCGCCGGCCGCGATCAAGGTCTGCTCGACCGCCGCGCCGCCCGACGCGGGCCCGAAGCCCCACAAAGCCCACTCGAAGCGGTCATCCTGAGTATCGACCGCGAGCACCAGGCGGCCGACCCAAGGCGGCACGACATTGCGGGCGTAATCCTCGATGCGAATGGCGATTCGGGCCGGATCGATATCCGAGCCGACGTCCTCATAGGATTCGCCGAGCCAGAGATTGGCGAAGCCCTTTTCCTTGAGCGGGTCGTCGCGGCTGTCGAGGTATTTGCCCCAGATCTCGTCCCAACTCGTGAGCAGCGACGAAAGCGAATTGAAAAAGTAGCTGGGCTGGCGACCGGGACCCGTATGGGTCGGCTTCCATTTTCCCGCGAGCACCATCTCGCGCTGCTGCCAGCTCTCGATCCGGGCGCCGCAGCATTGCGCCATGTAGCGCGCGTTATAAGGCCGCGTCAGCTCGCCACGCAGCTGCGAGAAGTCGAAGGTGATCTCGGCCTCGCAATGCGGACAAGGCACAAACCACTTGCGCTGGTCGCCGGCCGCATAGGCCGTATCGATGCGGCTCGCCCCCTTGTTGGTCGGGGTCGAGATGATCAGGCTTTTATGCGTGCCGGAGCGCGTGAACGCGAGCTGGCGCGCATCGCACATTTCCATCGGGTCGCCCTGTCCGTCGAGATCGGCGGGCCAGCGATCCACTTCGTCGCGCAGCATGAACCGGATGGTCTTGGCGCTGAGGTCGGTCGACGAATTCGCGCCGGTGAGCACCAGGCGGCCGCCGGGAAATTTCTTCTCGAGCGTTTTCGATCCGTCGGCGTCGCGCGATTTCTGCGCGCGCACCTTGTTGGCGATCACCGTAGTCGACTTGATGAGCGGGTCGAGACGCTCGGAGTTGAAGTCCTTGGCCGCTGTCAGCGACGGCTGCACGATCATCATATCGTCGGGCGACGTGTCGATCAGGCACATCAGCCAGATGAGCCCCAGCGTCGAAAACGCCGACTGGCCCGATTTCTTCGCCGCAATCACCGTCCAGGGCGAATCGACCCTGAGCATGTTGAGCGGCTCGACGAGGTGCGGCGTCAGCGTCAGATCGAGCTTCTGGCCCTTTTGCGGCCCCACAGGCACGATAAAATGGTTGCGGCCCCATTCTGCCGGAGAGACGATCGGCGCGGGGCGTATGCCCTTCGCAAACGCCCCCAGCAATAGCGCGCGCTCGTCAGTCGTCGCCGTCGTCGGTGTCATTGGCCTCGGTCGCGGCGGTCGCCGTCAGCGTGTCGGCGAGTTGGGCGCAAAGATCATTCGCCTTGCCGCGCAGCCAGGCGGTGAGCGCGGGAACGCCGCCCACGCGGGCGACGCCGTTGATCTCCTCCGCCCAGGTCGTCAGGCTCTGGAACTGCCGCCCGACCGCGCGGCCGGCGCTCTCGAACGCGTCGAGCTGCGCCTGCCGTGAGACCAGTTCGCCACGCTCGCGCGCCAGGCGCAGACGCAGCAGCTCGCTCTGGAGCTCTTCCTTGGTCGTCTTGGCGCCGACGAGCGTCTGAGCCTTGCCGGAGTCCTCAATGGACGGCGCGGCGGCTTCGGGCTCGATTGACAGTTCGTCGTCGAGTTCCTCGGCCATCTTGGCCAGAACCGCGTCGTCGACACGTGCCCGCGATAGCCGAAAGGCCGAGGCCGCCTCGTCGGCCTTGACGAAAACACGGCCAGCGACGCCAGGCACAGCTTGCGCGCCGGTCTCGTCATAGCAGGGGACGCGGCCGACTTTGATGGCCTTCGCCACAGCTCGCTGCGAGACCCCAACCTGTTTGGCGAACTCGGTCGTCGTGATCAACATGGTTGTGCGAACCAAACCCCGAACTTAGCGAACCCGCCGAACCCTAATTTTTCAGACCCCCACTAGTTTTTCATCGCGCCTCTGCCTCTCGGGAGCATGGGGGGTGGCCAGGAAGGACCCAATGGGGGGGGGCGGGGCGATCGGGGCACGACAGACCCGGTCCTGGAACGACAAACGGCGCGATCAGACGGCCAGAAGCCGGGTTATTATCTCAAGCAGCGCCCTGCGCGAGGTCTGTTCGAACGCCTGCGCCGTCGCGCCTTTGGTCATCTCAGTTGGAATGAACAGACCAGACTTCTCTTGCACGATCGGCATACTCTTGCGGCCGACGCGCTTGTAGACCTGACCGTTGAGCTTTGGCGAGGGCCGTCGGTCCTTCCATCCTGAGTTGATGAACGCTTGCGGATAGAAGTGCGGCGCGTCCCAAGGGTCGGCTGTAACGCCGCTTCCAGTCTCTCGCGCGCCAAAGTATTTCAGCCGGACATTCCCACCCTTCGAGCGGATGGTGAAGGCGAGACGGCCAGCTGACGCTGGTTGCGCGACCTGCGCGCGCTCGATCGTGTCGTGTTTCAGCCCGGTCTGCCGCGTTTCGGCGTCGATCGTTTGCTTGCGGATCTCCGAGCCGGCTGCATTGAGAGCCGCCGCCATCGCGGATTGATCCTCAAGCGACAGCAGGCGAGTGCGGAGCTTATCAAGCGCGTCGCCCTCAAAGCGCGTGATGATTCGCATGCGCCGATCCCACGCTACGCGCGCTCGCGCGTCCCACTAAAAATCTGATTTTTCGAGGATTTTGCCATTGCAGCAGCAGAGCGAAGTTGCAAATATGCAACACTTTCGCTCTGCTTTGACGCACAGAACGCTATCACATCGCCCGCAGCTGTCTAGTGTCGATATCGAGTTTTGTCGTACGGCCGAAAATGTTCACGTCGATGGACGCCCGCACCGCGCTCGGCAGCTTCCGCACAATCGCAAGAAACGAAGCGAACGGCCCTTCCATCACCTGCACCATGTCCCCTGTTTTCAGAACAGGCCCGGTTAATGGCGGAGCCTGTCGATCGTCCCAAATGCCTGACAAGTGCAGATCGTTCAGCGCGCGCAAAACCGAAGGTTCGTTCGCGCGCTCCAAAATCTCACCCAGCACTTCAATAATCCCCTCATGCGAGAGCTTGCCGAGCAACAACCCATCGGGACAGCCCACAAACACATAGCCCGCAAAAATCGCATAATCGCGCTCGCGCCGACATTTCTTGCCCTTAGCCGCCTGCCAGTTCACCCTCACCCCATGCGGCGCATAGGCGCGAAACCCCGCCGCCGCGAGATCGTCTGCGATCGCGAATTCCTGCCCGGTCATAACCCGCGCCACCAACCAACGCACTCCGGTCTCGTCAATTCGTTCGGCCTTGCGCCTCGCCCGGAACGTGCCGCCATTCGGGCCCCGTTGCAGGTCATTTCGGCGCGTCAGGGCGATTCCAATTCGCGGGGACAGCATGGGAATCCTCGTTAGGGTTGCCGAGAGTTGAAAGAGGGTTTTATTTGCTAACTCTAACGCATTTTTTCTTATTATTTTCATATACTTATACGATTTTTAGAGAGTTGCCGATAGTTTTCCCCTATAGGCAAAGCAAATCGCTTTTTCTTCCCCGTTCCCCTTCACGCGCATATGCATACGCGCGTAAAAACCCTCGAAACCCTCGGTTGGTGCTCTTAAGTCATTGTCCGCATTCCCCTTTCACCCCTTAGACTCATCAACCAAAACCCTCTGAAAACTATCGGCGACTATCGGTTTTCGAGGGTTTTTCGCCTCGCGAAGCGCCTCTTTGATGGGTTCCGGGCGCGCCAGGCTCGTTGAGGACGCCTCAATCTCGGACCAGGACGCCGGCTCGCAATCGCAAAGCCACTCGACGAGCACGGAATAAACGCTGTGATGGCTCGGGCCAACCTCGACCACCTTCCAGCCCGCGCGCTCGGCAAGCAGGATCTGCGACCAGACGCAATAGCGGAAGATGCGCACGCGGCTCATTCCCGCGCCTCAGGATAGTCGCCAGGGCGCTCCAGAGCGCGCCGGCAGGGCGCTATCCAATGCAGCGCCGTGCCGACGGCTCCCTTGCGCCACACCAGCCAGCAATAGCTGGTCGCGGTCGAACCCTTCGGATCGAGACGACCCTTGAACATCGGCACGCGCTCGCAGAACTGCAAAACGTCGCTCGGCGCCTGATCGCGAAACAGCGCCGCATAGCGCTCGCCGCCTTCCAGAAACGATGTCCGCACGAGCAGCGCTACGCCAACCTTCGCCAACCGCAGCGCCGTCAGCGCGAATTCGGCTGCGAGCCGAAACGGCGGATTGGTCACGATCCAGTCGAAGCCGAGCCCATCCTCGAAAGGCCACAGAAAGTCGCGCTGCGCTCCAAACCCGTAATCGTGGACATCGCTCGAATAGAGGAGTGCGAAATAGCCGCTCAACGCGCGGGCCATATGGCCCTCCCCGCAGGCCGGCTCCCAAACCGAGACCATAGGGAGCCCCTGAGCCTTCAGCCACTCACAGAGCGCCCGCGTCCCCCAAAGTGGCGTCGGGAAATAATCGAGGCTGTCGTGCGGCTCGACGCGCTGCGCCATCACCGCGGAGGAGCGATTCTGGCTCATTCCCGCCCCCGCCAATCATCAACCGGAGCCGCCGAGCCCGCGCCTTCCAACTCCAGCGCGCCTTCGCTCAATTCGACATCGATGTAGAACCGCGCCGAGCCCTTGTCGTCGCGCTGCACCCAGCGCTTGACCTCGCGCCCGAAGCGCGTCACCGAAAATTCGCTGCGGTTGTTCGCCTTCGCCCACTTCAGATAGATCTGAAACAATCGCGAAGCCTGCACGCGCCCGCCCGGCCTCTTCACCAGGCAGCGCTCGCGGAACTCGCGCACCGGGTCCATTTCGGCGCGATATTCTTCGGTCGCCTCACGCGCCGAGGGCGCGATCGTCAGGCCATTCTCGAGATAGTCGATGGCGCCGTCGATCAGCCAGTTGAGAATCCCGCTGCGCTCGCTCAGCAGATCGGCGACCATTTCGTTGAAATCGCGCCGTTGCGCCTCGGGAATCGTCACCGACCAGTGCAGCACGATGATGCGTCGCCAGATGCCCTCGTCGGTGCCGTCGATCTTCGGCTGTCCATTGCCGCTCATATGCGGCGTCGCGACATTGGGGAATTCGAGATAGCCGCTATAGAGCCCGCGAACGATCATCGGGTCGCCGCCGGTCAGCCGCTTGACCAGATCCTCCCGCAGCGCCTCGCCGTCCTTCAGCTCGTCTATGCGCACCGTGCGCCGGCCAAACAAGCGAACAAGATCGGGCGAGGCCTGGCCCGCGCCACGCTCGCCCTGCCCCATGATCGTCTCTTTGGGCATACCGACCGATAGCGAGGGCCCGAGCACGCCCGCCAGCACCGCCAGGAACACGCTCTTGCCATTGGCGCCGAGCCCGTAATGATAGGCGAGCCGCTGCTCGAGCCGCCCCAACAATCCCGTCGCCGTATAGACCTGCAAGGTGCGGCGCAAATCGTCGTCGGGCATGCATTGGCGCAGGAACTTCTCCCACTTCGGCGCTTTGGCGTTCGCGTCATAGTCGCAAGGCGTCAGTCCGGTCGCATAATCGTCGCGCCGAAACCCAGCGAACACTTCAAGCCGCGCCTTGCGCCGCGTCACGTCAGGGTCGGGACATTCGAGATCGTCCTCGACCACGAAACGCAGCGAATGCGAATTCGTCACGACCAGCAGCGGGTCGGCGTTGAACTGATCGGGCGCGCGGCGCAGATGCGGAGCGGCCATCGACAGCATGGCGTTGATGCGCGCCGAGTTCTTCGAGGTCGTCGCAAACGCCCAGCGCTTGCGCTTGCGCACGCTCAGCGCAGCCCTGGCGGCTTTGGCCGCCGCGCGCGCTTCCCGCGCCGCCTCGCCGTCGTCGTCGAGCGCGAACGCGCCGGCTGCGTCGATCACCCGCTTTTCTTCCGGCGTGGCGCGCAGATATTGCGCCTCGAGCGCGATGCGCGGCCCGACTTCCTGCGCGGTTTTGGTCGCGCCGGCGAGGCCCTCCTCGCGGTCCCAGCGCCTGCCGTCCCAGCTCATCCACACGCCGCCGGCGTCCTCGTCGAGCGCCACCACGACGAGATCGCGGCCGAAATGTTCGATCAGCCGGCGTCCATTGTCGGTGTCTGACAGATCGAGCGCCGCGCAGCGCTCGACCGCAGCCGCGTCGACACCGCCCGACGGCGCGGCCGGCTCGGACGCGTCGAACGCGTCCTCCTCGTCGAACTCGCGCGCGTCCATAATCGCGCGCCGCACTTCGTCCCGCCCGTCCATCACGTCCCCGTCAGCATCAGCATGTCGTTGAAATCCGCCCCGGCGGCCGCCGCGGCGACGCGCACCTTCCGCCCCACCCGCGCATGCCGCGCCACCGCCCGCGTCATCGCGAGGTCGGTCGCAAACGGATCGCTGTCGCCATCCTTGAGCAGCACCAGCTCGCGGCACGCCTCAGGCACGGGCATCGCCGCGCCGGAAAAATCAGGTTCCGGGCCTGGCACACGCATCGCGCGCCCGCTCGCATGCCGCAGGCTCGGGTGCGTCACGCTTTCCAACGAGGGCCCGGCGAGGTTGCCGAGATCGCCGGCGGCGACATAGAGCGCGTCGTCGCGCATCGCCTCGCGCGCCGACAACGTCGTCTCTATGCCCTCGCCGGCATAGATCAGCGCCGGGTCGCCGCCGCGCGTCAGCCGCAGAAAGCCGCCCTGTTTGGAGCCGCGCATTTTCTTCGAAGGCAGCGCCTCGCCGCTGTCGGGGTCGAATATCTGAGCCTTCGCGCCCGGCCGCTGCGCATCGATCCAGGTGCGATGCAGGCCGAGAAACCGCCCGTCCGCGCCGACGAACGCCGCCAGCATCGCCGGCCCGCGGTGGATCACGCGCCCCGCCTTGCGGCCCGTCTCGTCGATCGTTTCGCCGTGGAGATAGGGCAGATCCGCAGCATAGCGCAGCACCAGGTCGCCGAGCCGCCACGTCAGCCCGCGCTCGCGCAAATAGGCCTCGACCGGCGTCCCCGAGAACGGCGGCGAGGCCTTCCACAGCCCATAGAGCTCGCGCCGCGCGCGCTCGCGATAGCGCTCGGCTTCGGCCTCGCGCCGCGCCCGCTCCGCGTTGCGCTTGTCCTCGAGCCGGCGCGCCTCCTCGGGCGAGAGGGAGGGGGCACCGCCGAGCTCGGCGACCGCGGCCGAAAAGCCGAGATGCTTGACCCGCATCACCAGCTTGATCGCATCGCCGCCGTCGGCGCAGACCGCGCACACCCACGCCTCGCCCGCCGGCTCGCGCTTGATCTCGAACCGCGCCGCGCTTTTCCCGCCGCCGCAGATCGGGCACGAGCCATACCGCGACTTGCCTCGGAACTGCGCCCCCAAGCGCCCCGCCAGCTCGCGCAAATTTACGCGCGCGCAGAGTTCGTCGATTTCGGCGCGGGCGAGCATCAGGCCTCCGCTCCCGAGGTCGCGCGCACGGCCCGCGCCTCCGCGAGGGTTCGCAACTTCGCCTCGCCGCGCTTGACCCGCGCCGGATCGCCCGAGGCGATATCGAGCCGCGCCAGATGCTCGAGCGGCCCGTATTTGTCGGTCAGCACCGCCCCGGCCGCGATGGCGATGGCTTTCTTCCGCAACGAAACGTCGAAATGCAGCCACGACGCCTTCGGCGGCCCCTGCAGCCAGCGGCGGTCCAGCCCGAGCCGGTCGGCCATCACGAGCAGCTCCTCGAGATCGTCCGCCCATAGGTGGCACATGATCATCGTGCCGAAAGCATGTCGCACGTCGTCGACATAGACGGTCATGTCAGCGTCTCCGCCTGTCTCATCAGACGATCGGTACGGCGACGGAACTCGCCGTCGCGCACGCGCCGCGCCTCGACCCGGCGCACCGAATGCAGCACGGTCGTATGGTCGCGCCCGCCAAACAGCGCGCCGACGCGCGGCAGCGAGGCGCGGGTCGAGCGAAACACGATCCAGATCGCCACCTGCCGCGGCTCGACGAAGCGCGGCTTGCGCTGCGGGCCGATCAGCTCCTCGCGCGTCACGCCATAATCGGCCGCTACCCGCACCTGCACCCAGGTCGACGCGCCCAGCACAGGACGCATGCGCCCGCGCCAGGCCTCGCGCCAGGCGAGCAACACGGCCGCCGAGACGAGCGCGGCAAACATCACGACCTGTTCGCTCCAGATCTCCTCGTAATCGGCGTAAGCGCGCCGCGCCGGGCTCATCTCGGGCTTCACGGCCTGTGCGGCCTCGACCGTTCCGCCCTCCGCCAGCCGGCGCGAAACCTCGCGATAATGCGCGCGCAGCCGCGCGGCGTAGTTGGGGCCCGCGACGGGCGTGAGCGGGACGAGGGCGTTCATTCCGCCGCCCCGACAAACAGCGGCCCGAACTCCCGTTCCGGAAAATCCCTCGCGTCGGCGGCGCGATAATTGGCCGCAACGATCGCCTCGGCGAGATCCGGGCAGACGGAATTGCCGCAACGGCCGATCTGCTCGGCCTGCGTCAGCCGCCGGCCGCCGGGCCCCGTCGTGATGTCGTAGGAATCGGGGAATCCCTGCGCGCGGAACAGCTCGCGCGGCGTCAGCATCCGCATGCCGATGTCGGCGATCTCGTAGACCTCGCCGGCGATCGTCACGAGCCCGAACCGGTCGCGGGTCGGAATGGTGTGCAGCGGCTCGCCCGCGGCCTGATCCTGTCCACCCTCGCCGTAATATTTGACCAGGAAGGCCCGCACGTCCGCGCTGTGACAGCCTTGCGCCGTAACCGTCGCATGCGGCGTCTCGATAGACGCCCCGCGCCGTTCCGAACCTTTGAGGCTCATGAGCCCCGCCGAGACGACCGCCTGATGCGAACCTGTCTGCGTCACGGTCGACACCGGGTCGCGCGCTTCATGCCCAACGACGCCGCTATTGTGCTGGGCGAGGAAGGCCGCGACGACCGCATGACGATTTTCCGTCGTCACGGTCCGCAGCGGTTCGTCGGCCGGCGCGCTGCGGTCCGTCGACCCGTCACCGTCGCCATAATAGGCGCTGCAATGCGCCGAGACGATTCCCATCGGAGCCGCCCCGCCCGGCCGCTGCAGAAACGAATTGGCCGTCACCGTGGGCGCGGGCTCGTCGAGGCCGGAGCCGACGCTGCCCGTATTGAACTTGGTCAGATGCGCCGCGACGAGGTTCAGATGCGCGCCGCCAGAGGTGATCGTATGCGTCGGCTCGCTTGCGCCGAGGGAGGGCTTCTGCGCGTTGCGCATCGTCATCAGGTGCGGCGCAATCAGCACGTTCGTATCCTTCGCCGACGCGGTCACCGTGCTCATCGGCGATTGCGCGTCGCGCACCGCGCCGCCCTGCTGGCCGTAGGCGAACACCGGCGCGACAAGGCCATGCGCATCGCGAGCCGCCGCGACCGTGCGGAACGGTTCGTCAAGCCCCTGCCCGCGGAAACCCTCGCCGCTATGGTTGATCGTCACCACGAACGGCTCGGCCGCGTCGAGCACATAGCGCTTCACGCCCTTAGCGATCCTTGCCATGGTTGCTTCCGCCAACGGCCGCTTGACGCCAAGCGCGCGCGCCTCTTGCGCCGTCAGAAAGATCGACGGGCACGGCCGCGACCAATCGATGATCTCGGCCGCGGTTCGCCACGGCTTCAGCCTGCCGGCTTTCACGTCCGCGCTCTTGGGATCGCCATGCGAAGGCTTCGGCCAGACGATCGGCAAGCCGTCACAGCGCGCGATCAGGAACAGCCGTTTGCGGATCGTCGGCGCGCCATAGTCGCAGGCTCGCAATTCGCGATGCTCGACCCGGTAGCCGAGCCGGTGCAGCTCGCCGACCCAGCGCCGGAACGTTTCGCCCCGGCGCTTGGGGTCCGGCCGGTTTTCGACGTTGAGCGGCCCCCAGGTGCGGAACTCCTCGACATTCTCGAGGCAGATCACGCGCGGCCGCACCTGGCGGGCCCAGCTCACCACCACCCAGGCGAGATCGCGAATATTGCGCGCGACCGGCTTGCCGCCCTTAGCCTTCGAGAAATGTTTGCAGTTGTGGACGACGACGCCCTCGACGACGTAGCTCTCGTCTTCGTCCACACCGATGTTGAACACTTGGCCGAACAGCCCGTCGTCGATCTGCTCGCGGATCGGCGCCCAATGGTGCAGGTCTTCACGGAACACCTGCTCGTGTGCGGCGTCGCCTACGTGCCGCCAGCGCAGCATGTAGATCGGCCGCGCGGCGACTTCTCGCCCCTCGATTTTTGAGCCGTTCGCGCCCTTGTGGACTATTACGACTTTGCCGAGGCCGCCGAGCAACGCCTTCATGCCGAAGGCCAAGGCCGCCGAGACCGTTCGGCATTCCGAAAACGTCTCGGCTCGCCAGCCGTCCGCCGAGAGATAACCGGCGACCAGCGCCTCTTTCTGCTGTTCAGGCAGGCCAAGCGCCCATCCGGGAATGCGCTTACTCTCCGCGCGATGGCCAAAATGCTCGCGCAACCACTCGACGAGACCGCGATGATTCGCGGTGAACTGGTAGGCCGTGCCGGTCGCGCGCTCATGCCACGTCAACTCGCCCGGTCCGGATCGCGCACCCTCGCGTGGCCAGACGGACAGTCGAGAGCGCAAGCCCTCGACTTCATGCTTGCCGCAGGTGATGACGACTTCTGCCCGCGTATCCGTCAAACGCGTCCAGCCATCGCCGAGATAGCGACCTGCGAGCCACAGCAGGCGAAGGTCGAGCGGAAAACCTCGGCCTCCGACTTCCGGGATCTCAGCTTGCGGGAAGGAGACGGGCGACGCCCAATACCAGCCCTTGTCGAGCATTGCGGCCGGCGTCCATTCCGCCATATCAAGGTAGCGTCGATAGCCGCGCGGGGGCGTGCTGGACCACACGTCCAGCCGACGGCGCGCCCAAACGGGATGCTCGACGCTCAGCGTCAAGCCAGGGTGTCCGTGACCGCGTAGCGTGACCAACGGGCGCTGCGCGCTGCTCGTCTCCGTCACCAGCCGCCATCGGCCTTTGTGCGTCAGCACGAGGTCGCCGACTTCAATTTCCTCGATAGGCGCGTAGCCGGCCGGCGTCAGGACGAGCGACCCGGCCGGGAAACAATCGGGCGACGCCCACATCAGCCCGACCGGCGCGCCGCCCGTCGCCGCCAACGGATCGACCTTCCAGACATTGTGCTGCAGATGCCGCGTCGCCGGATGATTGGCGGCGTGCATCGCGATCGCCGCCTCGTCATGGTTGATCGCGATGTCGGGCGAACGCCCGATCGCACGCTCTATGCCGAGCGAAGCTCCGCCGCCGCCGGCAAACGAGTCAACGATGATCTCCCCCCTCCCCGCCCGCATGTCACCCCTCCGCGCGCTTCGCCTCGCCGATCAGTTCCCGGGCCTTGCGGAGCGCCACGCACGTCGCCTCCGCCTCATCTCCTTCAGGATCGCAACCGCGCGCCAGAGCCAGGAAAAGCTCATGTTCCAGTCCCCTAATTTCTTTTTGTATGGCCTCGACAAATGCATTTTGGATGCGCGCGGCGACATAGCCGCGCACCCCTTTGACGCGCCCGCGCCGCACTCTTTCGAGCGCGCCGGCGCTCACACCCACGGCCTTGGCGACGGCTTCGCGCGCGGCCAAGGCGGTCCCGGCCCGTCGCCGCGCCCAGGTCTCCAGCATGGCGAGCCGCCGCGCGGCCTTATCGTCGATCGAACTCACGCTCATGGTCATTTTGTCCCGATTTTTGGACACTTTGTCCTCCGCCGATCCGTCAGGGTGTGGCCATGACGGATCGGCGGAGGGGGCTTCACTCACAAACAACCAACCAACAAATCAGCGAGCGGCCGACCCGGGAAGGAAGGGCCGCTCGAGATCTCAAAAACCGGCCCGCGCCACGAGCGAAACATCGCCGGGAGGGAAGGCGACGCGCAGAACGCGCGCGGCGCGGGCCGCAACGCCGCAGGGACGGGGGGCAGCCCCGCGGCGGTTCGAAAGGACAACAGGAGCGCGCCGTCGCTCGACGCGCGACGGCGCAACGAATCCTGCCGGGGGGCCCGTGCGGACCGCCCGGC